CCGTGTCGAATTCGATGCGGTTTTTTGCTTGACTTTATCCGCAGTCGGTAAAGAACGGAAGATAATACCTAATTTTAGGAGGACAGAAGAATGCCAGAAGACATTCAAACACAAGCTGACCAGTCAGCCAATACTGGAGAAAACACTGAGTCACAAACTCAAGAGCAACCTATCAAGACATTCACTCAGGACGAAGTGACTGGTCTTGTAGCTAAAGAGTCAAAGAAAGCGCAAGAAAAAATCTTCAAAAGCCTAGGATTTGAAGACATCAAGAGCGCTAAAGAAGGACTCCAGCAACTCAAAGAGTGGAAAGACTCACAAAAGAGTGAGGCTGAGAAACAGTCAGAAGCGCTTGCTATTAAAGAGAAAGAGCTAGAACTTGCTTTGTCAGACAAGAAGAACCTGGAAGCTAAACTGTCAGCTCTGACTTTGGGAGTAAATGCCGAGTCTGTAGACGACGTTATCACTCTTTCAAATCGCTTGGTATCCGATGAGGTGTCTATTGAAGACGCTATCGGTCAAGTGTTACAAAAATACCCTCAGTTTGGTCGCACAGAGCAATCTGAGGAGAAGAAGCCGACATTTTCAGCTGGAGGAAATCCAACGGCTGGAACGAACCAAGAAGACGCCTTTTTGAAGGCTCTAGGATTAAATAATTAACAGGAGATCTATAATGACAATTAACTATATCACTAAACATGAAGGCACTTTTGAAAAGAAATTGATGCAAGGTGCACTTACTAACATTTTGGAAACGCCACAGGTAAACTGGTTAGGCGCTAAATCGTTTGAATTGCCTACAATTTCAGTTACTGGCTACAAAGCGCACACTCGCTCTAAAGGCTACAACTCTGGTACAGTTTCAACTGACAAGAAAGTCTACACACTTGGTTTCGACCGTGATGTTGAGTTCTTTGTAGATGCTGCAGACGTAGACGAAACAAACCAAGAACTTTCAGCTGCTAACGTATCTAACACATTCATCACTGAGCACGCAACTCCAGAAGTTGACGCTTACCGTTTCTCTAAACTTGCAACAGACGCTATCACAAACAGTCACTTCAAGTCTGAAGCTGACTTGTCAGAAGTGAATATCTACTCACGCTTGAAAGCTGCCCTTTTACCAGTTCGTAAATATGGCGCTCAGAACATCGTGGTTTACGTTTCTAGCGAAGTGATGGACTTCTTGGAACGCTCTAAAGAGTTCACACGCTCTATCGCTACTACATCGCCTCAAGGCATCGATACCCGTGTCACTTCACTTGACGGAGTTCAGCTTATCGAAGTTTGGGACGATGCACGCTTCAAAACTAAATTTGATTTCACTACTGGATTTGTTAAAGCTGCAGACGGTAAAGACATTAACTTCTTGATCGTTGCTAAGCCAGCAGTAATCGCTAAAGCTAAATTTAATTCTATCTATCTTTTCGCACCTGGCCAACACACAGAAGGCGACGGATACTTGTATCAAAACCGTTTGTACCACGACCTCTTTGTCCTAGAGACTAAGAAAGACGGTATCTACGTTTCTCACAAAGCCTAATAGGGGGGTAACCCATGAAGAAGTATGAAAAATTGAACCAAGTCTACACAGTCCAAGAAGGCAGCTTGCTTGAAGCGCAATTAGTCGCTGATGGCTTTGAAGAAGTGGTTGACGAGGCAGAGCTTGAAGAGCTACTTGCTACTCATCAACTCGCTGACCTTACCTTGGTTGAGCTGAAAGCTCTTGCTAAAGAGCGAGGGCTTGAAGGCTATTCAAACAAGACAAAAGACGAGCTATTGGAGGTATTGAATGGCTAAGTATCAGGCTAAGCTAAATGTTTATCTGGCTAAGTCTGACCGTCATTTTGATAAAGGTCAGGTGTATGATCTAGATAAATACGAAGCGCAGGAAATCAACGCACTAGTTGATTGTTTAGAACTCGTTGAGGAACTTGACGAGGAATTAGTTGAGGTGGAGACATCCACCTTTTAAGGAGGTGATTTGATGTCTTATCTAACTAAAGAAGAGTTCACTGAGCTTGGTTTTGAGTGCGAGGGCGACTTTTACAAACTTTTGAAACGTGCTAAGCTCGCAATCGATGCATTTACAAGGGATTTCTATTTCTTGAATAGCTTTGATAGCGACAACGAAGCACGAAAAAGGGCGGTCAAGCTCGCTACGGCTTATCAGATAGCTTATTTAGATAGTTCAGGAGTCATGACGGCAGAGGACAAGCAGTCTATTGCTAGTATGTCAGTCGGACGGACATCAGTTAGCTATCGCACAGGCTCACAGAACGGCTCAGGCTCGCTTTCAGTGGCCGAGCGGTACAATTTATCCAAGGACACAGAAAACTGGCTCAGAATGGCTGGATTTGGCTTTATGAGGGTTGATTATGATAGATAAAAGAATGCTACCTGATTCTGTGACTATCAAGAAGTCAACTGGAGAGGATAAGTGGGGTAAAGAAACCTATTCTGACCCCCTTTTATTATCCCCTTGTAAATTCGACAGGTCCTACTCTCATTCTGGTTCAGGTAATCATCGTAGTGAGTACAATTCCTCAACCGTGATTGTGTATCATCAATACTGCCCTGTGTCGCTCGATAAGAGCTTCATCGGTGGCATTGTAGAAGAGGACGGAGTCAGCTACGTTGTTAAAAACATCATTCCACAGTATCACCCTTTGACAAGTAGGCTTTTAGCTTATGAAATTGAGGTGATTTGATGGGTGGAGCTAGTGTAAAGATTGACTTAAAAGGTGTCGAGAAGAAAGTATCTCCAGAGAATTTTGCAAAAGGACAACTAGCTATTGCTAACCAGGCAATGCTTGACATGGAGCCCTTTGTTCCAAAAAGAAAAGGGATATTGAGAGCTAGTGGACATGTTCGACAAGGTTCAATCATCTACGCAACACCTTACGCTAGATTGCTCTACTATGGCAAGAAGCGGAAAGGGTTCTTCTCTGAGAAACAGAGAAAGTTCTTCTTTGCGAATAAGGAGAAGCTACTGAGTCAAAAACCAACACCTGGAACTGGTCCACGGTGGGATAAAAAAGCCGCAGCCCTACACTCTAAGAAGTGGGCTGAAGTCGGATTGAAAGCGATGGGATTGAAATGAACCAAAATAATGACTTTGCAGATGTCTTGCTTGAGCATATCGAGGGTATTCAAGAAAAAATCCCGTCTAAACTTGGCTATTTAACCGAGAAAGAGGGATTAGTAGTCTTTCCTCTTCCTGGTGGAGAGGTTGTAGACGAGGACATGGCTGGGACTCAAACAGTCAGCTTGCCCTTTGAAATTGCTATCAAGTCACGAGATCAGGAATTAAACAATAATACATTGTGGCAGATTAACGCTGCCTTATCAAATATGGACCTAGAATTGCCAAGTAAGAATGGCTCTTACGAGTTTTTAGGTCTGAAAGTCGACAAGCCTTACTTGAATGATTTAGACGAGCAAGGCTTTTACATTTACTTGCTGGACGTAACTGCCAGCCTTGAAATTGAAAGGAAAGAATAATGCCAAAAAATAAAAACGCACTACGAAAACACTACGTTGGACCTTACAAAGAAGCTACTCCAGACACTCCGCCAACCTCAGAGGAATATCTCTGGCTTGCTAAAGGTCTGAAGTCATCTTCACCAGAGAATAACGAAGAAACAGACGATTCTGCGTACTTCGACGGCGACGGAACCAAGGAAGAAATTGTTGTTTCTAAAACAAGAGGACGCACTTTTGAAGGGCATCGTGATTACTCAGATAAGGCCCAGAACTTTGTTGCTGACAAAGAAGATGAGGTCGGTGATGATCTCGTTGTTTGGTATAAGGAAGTTTCGTCTGATGGCAAAACTCAAAAAGAGGGATTGGCCCGTCTTTCTGAAATTGAAATTGGAGATGGTGAAGCGTCAGAGCTTGAAACAATCAAATTCAAGATTTCTTGGATTCGCAAACCTAAGAAATCAACTGTAGTACCAGGATAATCTAAGGCGTGATAATTCACGCCTTTTTATTTTTGAAAAAAGGAGAAAAACAATGGTCGTAATTAAGAAATTGAGTAATATCATCCCTGTTGATTTCGGGGAGTTTCAGCTTGAATATGTAGCAAATGATGAAAATATCAAACGGATGAAAACGATTGGTCAAAACCTTGAAAAACGTGCTAAAAAACTAGAAAAAGCTGATGATGAGTCAGCTTTCAAAGAAGCTTACAAAGCATCTAAAGATAGTTGGACAGAGTTGTTTGATGAAGAAGCCTTTGACAAGGTCTATAAATTCTCAGGCGAAACAACAACAGATACAATCTATTATCTGATCCAAGCAATCCGTGGGATTGTTACTGAATTTGAGAATCGACATTCTGAAAAAGCAATCAAGAAATATTTAGAGGGTTAATTATGCTAGATCTATCACGAAAATTGACGGATGAGTTGGTTGTTGGTGATAAGGTCTATCCTCTCAATATGTCCTTCGATAACATCATTAGACTCTTTGAAATGTGGTGCGATGAAGAAATCCCAGAAAGCGTCAAACCTTTTTTTGCTTTAAAAATGCTTGCTGGAGATGGATTCGGTTCATTGTCAATCGAAGATGCCATGGATGTCTTCCAACAGATTTTTGAAGAACACATCCAGTTAAAATCACTTAAAGATGTATCGGTTGAGTACGACCTCGCAGGAAATGTGATGAAACAAGAGCCCTCTACTCAAAGCAACGAACCACCCGTATATGATATCTCGCTGGATGGTGATTTCATTTATGCGAGCTTTATGCAAGCATACGGCATTGATTTGCTTGAAGAAAGAGGGAATCTGCATTGGAAGAAGTTTAATGCTCTATTGGCAGGATTGCCAGAAGGCACTAAATTCGTTGAAGTTATCAAAATCAGGAAGTACAAGCCAAGAAAAGGCGACTCACAGGCTTACATCGATGAAATGATGAAGTTGAAGAAAGAATATGCTTTACCTGATTCTGATGAGTACGATGAAGATGATGATTATGATTACGACATGGAATAGAAAGGAGGTAGCAAAATGGCAGATGGTAAGGTCGTCATTCAGGTAGATATGGATGGCGACAAGGCTCAATCAGGAGTCGCACGGTTAAAGGGCATGGTCGGAGGGTTGTCTGAAAGCGGAGAGCGGTTAGGTTCAGTATTCAAGTCAGTCCTTGGCGCTAACATCGTAAGTGGTGCGCTTATTTCAGGGATTCAGTCTTTGGGCAGTGCTGTCAAAGGTGTATTTTCTACAGCTTTGGACGAAGGAGCCAAGCTCCAGCAATCATTCGGTGGTATTGATACGCTCTACCAGGGAGCGGAAGATACCATGAAACAATATGCTACTGCTGCGGCTGCTGCTGGTATCTCTGCTAACACATACGCAGAGCAGGCAGTTTCTTTTGGTGCAAGCTTGAAAAAAGCGCTTGGTGGTGATGCCGTGAAGGCTGCTGAGTCAGCCAATAAGGCAATCATGGCTATGGCCGACAACTCAGCTAAAATGGGTACTGACATCGGTTCAATTCAGATGGCTTATCAAGGATTTGCCAAGGGTAACTACACCATGCTTGATAATTTAAAGCTCGGTAGAAAAACCATAGCCGAGTATAAACCTAGTGAAAACGGTGAAACTCTAGCAGTCGCCTAGACAATACCGTGCTAAGCAAGATTTATTCTTGAAAGTGTAACGACTA